TCATCGTTAGGAAAGAGGCAGCTTTCACCAAGAACTCCTAGGCACCCTGCGCTGTGCACGTTAGACAAAATGGGGGGATTACCTCTGACACACAGGCTTTGCCTGCTGCTGGCGCCTTATGGGCTGTGAGGACGGCAACCCTTGAGTCTTGTGCGTGCACTCGCTAGGTGTGATCTAATCCGAGATCAGAGTCGGATATTCCGCCCGAACAATGAACTCCACACACCACTCATACTCCCAAGACACAATGTCTAACCCCATGCGCATGCCTTCTTACCCGCTCACCTTGAAGCAGGCCGAGGTAAGCATCCTACGGGATGCGTACTTCCACCCGACGGATGAGGTGAGGTACAAGGAGATGGTTGAGCAGGCCAGGGACCTCGAGCGCTGTCAGAGGCTCCTGGGGGGGTTGGATATGGAGTTGAGTGAAGCATTCTACGTGCCAAAGGACCTGACGGTCAGCGTGGCGATCCTGCAAAGCGGGAGACCTGTGTTGGCTACAGCGCAGGGCGGTAAGCCAGTGTTCAACCTGCGTACCGTTCTGGGAAAGAGCGTAGCGGTGGCTCTGTTTAAGGAGTACACTGACGGCGCCATTCCAGGACTGTCGCGGGATAGCATCCAGGCTCGCTGCTCTGATCGGTTCTACGTTTCGGCGGGCACGGAGTTTGCTATGGGGCGCCTTCAGAAGGCGTACCCTGTGCGTGGAGTTTCCCCGTCCGCACCCATCACAGAGTCTGAGGCTCGTAAGAGCCTCAGGAGCTGTGGCCTCTACATGGGGGACCTTCCTGAGCATGTGTTTCGCAAGTACCCGTTACTGGCCCGGGAGGACGAAGACGGAGTGCGGGTCAACCCGAAATCCGACAACGGCTTTCCGGTGCTAGGACACTGGGAAGATGAGGAGGCACAGGTGAAGATCATCGCTCTGGCAAAGAGGATGGAGCTCGACCTCACTGAGGCTGCTAAGCGGCCCAATGGGGTTTGGGAGAAGGTGAGGGAGTGGGAGGCCACCCAGCCATGGTTGGTGGCCTTTAGGGGTAAGTGTAAGGCGGACTTCTACAGCACTGAGAAGCTGGAGTCGAAAAGGATGCGGTTCTACAACGCGCTGCCCCGCCAGGCCATGCTCCTCATGCAGACGGTGACTCAGCCCTTTGAGGACCTTTCACGATCTATCATCATGGAGGGACACTCTGGGATTGGGGTGAACCTGACGCATGGAGGGGCAGCGGACTTGGTTCGTGTCCTGGAGGGGCAGCTGGTGCAGAAGGGACGGGCCTTTGTGCACGTTGGTGACGACTCGTGGATCGTGGTGCGCCACAGGGACAAGTTGGTGCTGTTCTCTCTGGACTGCAGCAACTTTGATCTGACGCAGCACTCCGCGACCACTCTGGCCGTACACAGAGTGCTGGCTGAGGAGCTTCGGCGCTTCGGCCAGGTTGGAGCTGACTTGTGGTACGCACTCGTGCGGGAGCGGCTGGTGGTCACAGTGGCCACCTTGGTGCGCCGGTGGAAGCACGGTGGCCCCTCTGGCATGCCGCTACAGAGCAAGGTGAACGACATGCTTATGGATGTCATGATCCGCAGGCTCCTGAAGCGTGTGGTCGGTGAGGAGACAGTGCTGACCCGGGAGCACCTTGATGGACAGGTGCAGTATGTGGGGAGGGGCATGGGCTTCAGCGTCCGTTTGGAGGATCACTATGTCCTAGAGGCAGGTACCCTCACTCAGGCGCTGGAGCAGCAGCCTTTCCTTTTCATCGGCATGCTGTTCTACAGCATCTCTGGCGAGGTCAGGGTGTGTGCAGACCTGGCCCGCAGCCTCAGCCAAATTCCGTATAAGACCAGTCGCTGGCAGCGGGAGAAGCTGGACTTGCTGGTAGGAGAGGCAATGCGCCTAGGCTCGACAGTCCTGAGTATGGGCATGCCCATGCCCTCTCTGGAGGCAGGGTACAAAGCAGCAAGGCAGGTCGCGAAGGAGCTGGTGGAGCGTGCGTTGAGGTACGGTGATGTCGAGAGCAAGAAGCTGGACTGGGCAGTGGGCCAGCTTCCCTGGGGCCCTGAGGTGCCGAGCAGTTTGAAGGGGCTGCTGCGGGCTCTCGAGGCCCCGCCCGAGGCTATTTGGCAGTATAAGGAGAAGGAGCTGCCCAGCACCTCCTCTTTTCATCTGTTTCATGGTATGTCTTGGGCCGACGAGGCGGAGGCGGAGCAGGCAGCTGAGGTGGCCGCGGCTGTGGGACACCAGGTGCAGGTGCCCCCCAGCTCGGCCAAACTGGCAGCCATCAAGGCTCTGGCTCTGACCAACCGCGCACGGCGCACACATCCAGTAACCTCAAGAAATGACGGCCGGCCGCCTCCCACGGCAGTCTGGGGGCCACCGAAGGCCCCCAGGCCGAGGCGGGAGGAGCGCGCAGGCCCTTCAGGGACCAGGAGAAATGCCTGGACCCCGGGCATGGCGTTTGAGGCGGAGTACTATGCGTCAAGCGAGGGTTCGGAGTATGGCGGGTACCACTCGGACTGAAGAGCCGATTTATTAGGCAAAGGCCTGCCGCC